TTTATACACCCAGTTTTTATCTGTAATAATTACAGGAATTAAATTAACACCATCTACTAAATATACAGATGTTGATTCCGTTAATTCTCTGATGAAAATAGCATCATCATCTGTCAAAAAATCTGTGTTAATTTTCCAATTTTCTACACCTGATCCATAAATTACATCACGACCTCTATCACCAATTGAATATACTGGACTTAAAGCTCTATTAATTTCTTTTCTTTGTATTTCTCTAGTATATCTTGATACTAAATTGAATGACCAATAGTCATATCCACCTAATTTATTCAAAAAGGCTAATCTAATTACCTCATAAGGTCTGCAATTTTCTACAATTTCATAATTGAAAAAACTACTAATATATGAGATTGGATCTGGCGATACTCCATCACCTACACCAACTGCTACGACATAAGATTTTAATTGACCATTATTCAAAAATTGACTACCACTACCACCTAAAGCCAATATATTTGCTGTCCCAGTTGGAATTGTAAATCTTAATACATCTGTCAAGCTAAAACTTGCTTGAATTGATTCAATTGCTAATTGACTACCAGCCGCATTTTTATAAAGATAGGATACATATAATTGTGGATTGGTTGAAAAACTATTTGTGGCAACCATCAAATCAAGTGTCTCATATTCATTTGAATAGATTGGTTTTTTTTGTGTTAATGAGATTGTATATGCTGTCTCATAAACACTAAGGAATTTACTATTTGGCAATGATAATGACATCACATAAGTTAATCCAAAATTACTAAAATCGTCATATTGTCTAGCGGCATTCCATCCATATTTAGTGATACTTTGCGTTGGAGATGCTCTATATAAATTAGTGATTGCTCCACTTTCATCTGATGAAAATTGTATATTGCCGGGCAAATTTTTATCAAGAAATACGGTTTTAGAATAGCCAGGCAATGTTGAATTAGTGACACCTATTACAGATGCGGTTCCACTTATCCATGGATTTATTGCTATATTATCTTTTTGAATTGTCAATAAATCACCAATTAAAATCTGTGATGATATATTAGTTCGAAATTCTAATCCTAATTTATTGCCTACATATGATCCTATTAGATAAGTGTCACCAAATGTTAATCCTGGATTGTATTGCTCTGCATACTTAAAGTAATAGCCAATTTTTGAATTAGAATTACTTTCTATTTGAGATGATGTCGCATAGCAAATTGTGTCACAAAATGATTGTAATGTATAATGAGGTGAATATAATCCACTGCCATCTGGTCGTGGATAAGTTGCTATTCTATTTAAAAATACTCCTGTGGATCTATATAAATCAAAAATATATTTGAAATTTTCTTGAGCCTGTAAATTAGATGAAATAATCCAAGGGGCAGATATAGTATAAAGTGGAGAAAAATTGTCAGGACTTGATATTAAAGTAATTGCCATATAAACTAAATAATTTTATTTTTGAAATGTTTTTTCAAAATCTATTTTAAAATCCAGAGCTACTGCATCTTTAATTTTTGGCTCCCATTTTTTGTATTGCTTTTGTATATTATCTTTGAAAAACTTTTGAGCTTTGATATAAATAGTTCCCTCATCTACGAATTTTCCATAATCTACCATGATAAATTCTACACCTAAGTCATCATTTCTTTTGACTATTTTATAAGAAATTGATCCTAGTAATTTACCTGTTCGGATCAATTTCTTATATCTAATGTCCTCCTTAATGACTTTGACCGTGTCAATTCCGTAATCATTCAATGTTTTTTTCAAATTGTCATATCTCATCTTAAAATCTCATTTATTAATTTGATTCGTTTTTTTGCAATTTTATTTTTAATAGATTTTTCGAGCCATCTGATGTATTTTAAATTTTCAATATAATCCTCATCTGCAACCGTTGGCAAAATTTCATATAGATAATCTAAAATTGCCTCATCACTCCAATTTTCATTTATATTCAAATAATTTTCCTCAATTCTTTTTCTCATAATTATTGCTCTATATTTGTAATTAGTCCGGCAACTATTGAAAAAGTAGCTCCACCAATTGAGAATGTTCCAGTCGTTCCATTTAAAATTGTATTTAAATCTCTATAATGTAAATCATTCGCTGTGCTATTTAAAACTACTATTTGCTCACTCGTATTATCATTAACTGGCATTCCAATTCTTAACATCGGAACTAAAACCGTATTATCTGAATAAAGCGTTTGACCTGAACCACCAATTATAACGGAGTTTTTCGTTCCACCTATCAAATTATACGAACCACCAATTATAACACTATTGCAAGAATAGCCATAATTCGGTGATATAATGTTATTTTGACCACCTATCACAGCTGCTCTATATTGACTTTGTCCAACTTGATTGTTATCTCCACCAACGATTGCTGAGTTATATCCATAATTATATTGTCCTGATCCACCACCTATAAAATTTTGATAGCCTTTTCCTATATTACTATTTACAGAGGCAATTACAGCTGAATAATTCACTTTGACAGAACTACCAACGCTTCCTAAAATCGCTGACGCATATACGGTCGATACACCATTATAAATCTGTGATGACTTTGAGGCTATAATCGCTGAATTTTCACCTCTATTAATTTGTGATTTAAACGAACCTCCTATGAATGAGCTTGATGACTTATTATAAATACACGCCTTATAACCTGACGCAATTGTGCTACTATAAGATAAATATATTTCACTATTTTTTGAACCTATAATCGAATTATATCTACCAGCATCTAATTTATTCTGAAATCCACCTATTATACTTGATGCTTTATTCTTTCCATATAATTTATTAGATAAACCACCAATTAGACTTGTGTTGCTTGCATCACCCAATGAATGTCCATAACCAGTTATAATAGAACCACAATTAGTGCTTGTCTCTGAATGAGAGCCAATTATGAAATTACACTTATCAAGTTGAAAATCAAATTGCTTTGATGCGGTCAATGATGTTCCTGCCCCAATTATGACTTGATTGTTTCTGACATTTATTATTCCAAAATCGGTCTTATTGTCGGTCTGAAAAATCGTTAATGAAGTCCCTGCTCCGCCACCCTTAGTAGAATGGTCAAAATATAGACCTTGCTTTTTACCTGTAAAATCACCACCAAAAATAAATTGACTTCTAGCCGTGCCGCTTAATTCTATATCACCTTCTTTCGTTCTTAAAGTTGGTGGCGCTGATGTCAAAAAACTACATCCCCATAAATCCCAGTAATCAGGATTGCAAGAACCAAATCTGATACCGACGGCCCTTGCGCAGTCACCATTGAATAATTCTAAATAATTTGAACTATTCATTCTCATTGCTACCGCAGTTGGTGAATTTCTTTGAAATATATCAAATGTAATTAAACCATTTGCCTCAATCGGACCTTGCATTAAGGAGGATGGCGTTGAACCAGCGAGTGGCAAAAATACGCCTGACGGAATTGTGCCTGTCGGTCCTTGAACTCCTGTTGGTCCAACTTGAAGATACATCACTTGTGTAATACTTGCTATAATAGATGGAACTTCAGCTGAGCCATCGATAAGGTTGGCCGCTTGTTCCTGTAATGATAAATCTAAACTTGTGCCTGACCAGTATAATTCAATATAATCATTATCATTTTGAGCAACACCTACAAATGAAACCGTCACTAATTGCTTTGACGGGGTTGTCGGTCCTTTTCTCTGTTGTAATGACACAAGTGTTCCTGAATTCGGATAGTCATTTCCGTTATATTTAATCCAGAATATAGCATCCTCAATACTATTTGCTAAGTTCGAAATCTGAGCTACATATGTCAATTGATATACACCTTTTGTTGCAAAAGTAATTCTTGTTCCGCTATTAGTCAATGAAACTCCACTAGCCGAATAAGTAGCATTCATAGTCACTACTTGTGATTGTGTCGTGCTCAAAAGCGGTTGGTCTATTGTCGAGTAAAAACCTCCATAAGCTCCTAAAGCTCCACCTAATCCTGTTGGGCCTATTGGTCCTTGAGGCCCTGTAAATCCTTGAGGACCAGTAATGCTTAAACCTGCCGGACCAGCAGAACCAGTTTCACCTTTATCACCTGTTTCGCCTTTTGGTCCTGTAAATCCTTGAGGACCAGTAATGCTTAAACCTGCCGGACCAGCAGAACCAGTTTCACCTTTATCACCTGTCTCGCCTTTTGGTCCTGTAAATCCTTGAGGACCAGTAATACTTAAACCTGCCGGACCAGTTTCACCATTTGAGCCAGTCGGACCTATTGGCCCAGTCGCGCCTGTGGTTCCTGGACCACCGCCACCACTTGATGCAATTGTTATGTTAATTCTGTCATTCAATATATCATCTTGAACCGTGACACTTGATCCAATTCCATCTATAAAATTAATTCTTGATCTTGATCCAATGCTTAAACCTGCCTTTTGAACTACTATTTGATTTTGAGGCTGTGGCTGAATTACACCTGTCTGAAATTGAATAAAATCTAAAGCGAATTGAACGGCTTGATTGTTCGTTCCACCAACCATTCTAATTTGCATCCTATTAACATTTGTGACAGCTCCAAATACGGTCGTTGGAACTAAAATCTGTTGCCATTGACCAATAGTATTTCTATTTAAACCAAGTGTCATTAAATTCGCAATACTACCTACAGCAGTCGTATTATTGAATAATTGTATTTGTAATGACCTATTAGTTGGAATTATTGCATTAAACCATACTCGCAAGCTTAAAACGGAGTATTGCGTCGCATCAAAATTACTAATTCTTTGAAATCTTAAACCTGTCCTTTGATCCGTATTTGAATTAATACAAAAAGCTCCTTGAAATGGAGTTGGTGTCGTGGCTGTAAAACTTACAGATCCAAAAATTAAACCAGATGTCTGATAGGTCGAAGTCGCCCATTCTGAATTATCTAAATATACGAATTCTTGTGTTATATTCGGAGTCGTTGCGCCAGCTCCAACTATTATGAATTGAACTAATAATTGCTCATCTGGAATTGGTGGTGTCGCAGGATCCGGCGATGGATCACCTTGAATTACGGTGATATCACCAGCCTCATCGACTACTATTGCATCTATTCTTGAATAAGTTGGATCACCTGTATTTAATTGTATATTTTCTGGTCCTGCAAATAAGATTGGACCTGTGAATGTATATTCTAATTCAGAGACACTAAATGTCAATCCTTGACCTGACCATTCAGCTCCACCTGAAATTAAAGTTTTAGTTGAAAAAATGAATTCATTGACTTGTTCCTGTAATTCTAATATATCATTTTGTAAATTAATTATAATTGGACATCCATCTATAATTGTGCATAATGATTGTGTCACAGATGAAAATATATCTGTCGTAATTGACGGATAGAATGGAATTCCTTCGACTGGCTGATTGCAGTATTGATATCTAAATGGATAAGCGAGTGTTATATTTGCAGACACTTTTGATACAATCGCATCATCTGCCTCAAATGATGTCGTAATTAATACATCATTTACTAATTTCATTTGGTTCGCAATATAATATGGATGAGTAGATAATTCAGCTACTAATGCTAGCATAATTTCTTGACTATCTGAAATAGTTTGCAATTCATTATCTTTGCTTGATTGTAATTTATCTGCAATCACCACTTCAAATGTCGTCTCCATTATTGAAAAACCACTTTTGCCATCTAAATTTTGTGTTAATACAATGTCAGATGGAACTACATACATATAAGGAAAATCCAGCATTAAAGCATTAATTTCATCTGCTCCTCCATAATTAAATCTACCTTGTAAATCTAATGAGCGGATTGCAAAATCTTTAAAAATTGCAACCGCCCATTCTGTGTTTTTCATATTATTACTTGCTGGGATCATATATCATTTGTATTTTTTAATATCTAGTGATGCCTTCATTTGCATCTTTTAATTTCTGCTTATATTCCTCGACCTCCTTGAAAAATGCCAACCAATTTAAGCAATCTAAAATTAATAGAGAATAAACTTGATCTGGATTGTAATTCAATTCTTGACAGATTTTATAAACCATACTATGCCAAGTCCATTCATCATTAAAGTCAGCCGTCTTTTTCTTTTCCATTTCTTTTTTTAAGAATTTACTATTTTGAACCTTTTTGGTTTTTTTGGCTGATCCGAAGAGGCCTCCAAATTTGTCGAAAAAGATGAGACGGCGCCATGAAAAAAAGCTTGTATATGAGGCCAATAAAAACCTATATTCAATTTTTCTTTAAATAATTCACCTCGCCTCATAATGTCAAGCATATCTTTTAAAGGCTCAATTCTACCATCTACCTCTGGTCTAATTAAAACGGATGCTATCAGATGTATATTTTCTACCGCATTTTCTTTTTGAAAAACCTCAATTGAAATGAAATCACCAGCAGGCATTAAATCAAATTGTAATGGAATATACTTGACATCATCTATGTATATTTCTTTATCTGTGATGATATCACTTGGCATTTCAGAGCTCCATTTGAATAATTCACCTAATTCTTTAAATTCATTTAAATCCCAATCCATTAGAATAGCTCTATCTATTCCAGATAAAGCCTCTATTGTTGCCGCCATTTGATCTACCCAGGACTCATATTCAATTTCTTTTGATTTATTCAATTTCATTAATTGACCAATATAAACCTCATTCCAATTTTCAGGACATAAGTAAATCTTTTCATTTATTTCTACCTTTAACATACTTTAAATATACTTAATTTTTTTTTGTTTTTTTATGACAATAATTCTTTCAATTTACAATTTCTAATTATTTGTGTAAATTCATTATATAATGGATGTTGCCATTGCAATTCACCATTTCTAAAAATCCTTAAAGCAATTGCCTTCATATTAAGGAATTTTTCTGCATCCATTGTTAATAATTTTCCATCTTTTAAAACCTCAAATGTATTCATAGTATTTTGTTTTTTTTTATATATATTATATATTAAATACTTATGCGTCCCTTTTGATTTTTTTTGAATTATTTTTAATTTTTTTTCATCCAATATAAAAAGGCAATCTTTCAATTCCTTTATTAATTTTGTGATTGTAAATTGCATATCTCAATGCATCCATAGCATCATCATTCATTTTGACTGGCTCATCTACTATTATATCTTTATTCATTTTCCAAGAATATAATTTATATTCACGCCATATATTACTTGATTCAATATGAATTAATACTTCCTTTGACTTGACCGCATCTATTCCCTCTTTGACAGCCTTTAAAGCTCCAACTGCTCTAGAAAATCCAATTCTCCTGAATTCCTCGACTACATCTGGTCTAGCTGAATCAATATAAACGGATTTAGATTGGTCTAAATTCATTGACTTTATCTTATTCATAAAATCACCAATAGTCAATTTATTCTCATAAATTAATTCTTTAATATAAACTTTATTATCTTGAAATTTACATTCTAAAAAAACCATAGCGTGGTTATAACCAACATCACAAGAATATACTATATCTGTAATTTGCGGCTCATCTGTATATTGCTTGAAATGAGAATATATTCTTGAACTTGAGGTTGGCCTTTCACCTAATGCATAAATCTTATAGTAATTCTCATCTACATTAATTAATTGCTCAATATATTCTACTTGATCTTTGCTTAAAAATGGATTGTCCTTATAAGTAGATTTTATCAAGATAGATTTTTCATCTTTGACTAAATCGTAAATCCAGGAATCAACATCAGATGGATTGTAATCTATAAAAACCTTTCCAGTGGTTCGCATCACTAATTGGATCCATTCATCTTGATCCAATTCATTTGCCTCATTACAAAAAAGTATATCCCTTTTTCTACCTCTCAATTTCTGGTCATTGTCTGCTCCAAAAAATTCAATTACACTTCCATTATCAAATACATATGTATTATTAGATTTATTGTGAGCATCTTTTGAATATAATTCATATTCAATCATTAAAGCTAAAAAATCTTTTATAATTGACTTTGCTGATTGTAATGTTTTTCTGACAATAGAAATTTCAATTTTAGATTGCAAGGCTAAAATCATTATACATTGCAAAATTGAATAAGATTTAGATGACCTTGAACCACCTTGATTTATAATATATCTAATCTTATCATCTTTATATGCATTGAAATTATTTAAAAATACGGATGAATGTCTAATCTCGAGTGTCCTCGCCATCTATTTCATCATCATTTTTATTCTTGATATGTATTAATTTAATTTCTGTAATAGATTTTCCATCAGATGTGATATCAAGATGATCTGTATAACCCCTTTTTCTCGCCTTATATCTCATATAAAAAAGAATTGACCTTTCAGAGCCTTCCTTAATCTTTTTAAGTAATTGAGCCTCTGCAAAATCTAAAGTAATTTCATTTAATTCATCCACTGCTAATTTGAAATCTGGATCCTCGCGATAGTATTTATAAAATGTTTCACGAGATAGACCAGCCTCCTTACAAGCAGGCGACACTAATCCTAAATGTTTTTCAAGGCATTCAAGTAATTTTTTCTTATTTAATAAACTATCATGTTTCATATTTCTACAATTGTCATTTTTGTCAGAGCAAATCCATATACAAAATTACAGCAATATATAAATCATTGCTCATCACTATTTGAACGCTTTCTAATTTTATTTCCTTTAGAAATAGATTTATCATTTTCTCCAATTTCTGTAAATCCTTGCTCTGTATTAATTTGATTTTCATTATCAAGCATTTTTTTTTCTATTTCTAATTCATTTTGTATTTTAATTTCATAAGCCTCTATAAATCTTAATAAGTCAAATAAAGCCTCTCTAATACTACTTGGACATTGCCAGCATATATTTTTCATTAAATGTCCGCAATACTTCGGATGCATTTGCTGTATAAATGAAATGTCACTTGATGTAATTCTATCTCTAAATCTTAATTTACTTATCTTATTGAATTCCTCTTTCATATTTTAATAATTCTTTTTTTAAATCCGTATAAAATAATTTGATATATGACGGACATTTACAATCTATATAGCCTTTAAAGTCATCTGTTTTTCCAAATATATCAAGATAGGCCGCAACTACTTTTGGTTCTAATGTTGGTGGAATGCCTTTTCTGGCATCCACCATATGTATTAAATCTTTATATTTTTGAATCATAATCTAATTATATTGTAATTTTTATCCCAAAAATCTGCAATAAATGATGCAGCAATTGCAATGACTATATTCTGACTAAAAATTAATGTCAGCCAAAATGAACTACATTTTGGACAAGTCACTATTTTATTTATATACTTATAAAATCCATAATCCTTTAAAGGCCTCAAAATCCATTTGAAGGGCTCAAATTGCGTGAAAAACCAACCTAATAAAAAACCTATTAGTATCTGCTGTAAATATATCATTTTAAAAACTTTTTATATTTTTCATAATTTTCTATTCTTGATGATGCAATCTTAAAATAGTCATTATCCATTTCCATTCCAACAAATCTAAAACCTTCAAGCTGAGCTGCTATTCCAGTAGATCCAGAACCCATAAATGGATCTAAAACTATGCCGCCTGGTGGTGTTATTAATCTACATAGATAAGCCATCAAGTTAATTGGCTTGACCGTTGGATGTGTATTTGTTCTTGATGATGGTCTTGCTTTATATGCGACACTGCGCTCATCTTGACCAGCATCCCTACCTTCAATTATTTTTTCCTCAAATCCATCTAATCCTGCATTCCTTTCTGCTTTTGATACTTTCGCTTGATAGAAAAATCTGGATGCTCCGCCTTTATCATTATATCCGAATTCACATTCAATTTCACCTTTAAATCCGTAATTATGAACGCCATTTTTTCTACCTTTACGAACTCCTTTTTGACTATTACTCTCACCACTCTGTTCGTCTATTAAACGACACGGACAATTCGGATCAATGTGAATGTCTCCTTTGTCTATATAATGTATTGTATCAGCTCCCTTGTCACCAGCAAATCCTTTACTATTTCCATTATTACTTAACTTTACTTCACCCTTCTCACCTTTAATCACCTCATCACATATACACTCTAAAATTATGTTGGCTGGAAATCTGCCCAGATCGTGACTATCTGAATTCTGCGAATTGAAGGTTCCATCTAAACTACCCTCAAGTGATAAACCTGGTCTCCTCCACTCCTCCTTTTTATTACCACTCCATTTTTCATCTGTTCCAATCCTACAACCATCTATATTAATTCCACCAGTTCTCCACTTCAAAACATTTTCAGCTACGGATTTTTCACTTAAAGGCTTGCGAGCAACACATATAGGTTCGTTTGCAGGCTTTAAAGCCGTTCCCCAACCTTCATATTCATTATTAATTTCATAAACCGGGATATCGCCTATTATTTGTGTCCTTGCTGTGGCAACTTCACTATGACTTAAAGTATGTGATGCTGTTTTATATGAAAACCCTTTTGGCTTATCTTTTGTTGCTAGCTCGTGGTGGTTCGTCGCAACAAATCCTTTCTTTGTTCCTATTTGCTTTAAATTACTTAAGCCACCTACATTTATTTTTTCTATATCTTTACCTATATTTCTCGATTTTGGAAATCCACTTCCGTAAATCCACTGGATCTGGTCACGAATTTCAAATCCAGCATCCTCTATATTAACTACCATTCTGTGATATGTCCTCGTGCCGCCAAATGATAGAATGTGAGCTCCTGGCTTTAAAACCCTATAAACTTCTTTCCAGAATTCCACAGAAGGAATGTCATAGTCCCATTTTTTATTCATAAATGATAGGCCATAAGGCGGATCCGTCACGACACTATCTATTGAATTGTCAGGCAA